GTGAAGTTGCGTATTATTACACAAATGATGGCTTCAAAAACTTCAAGGTGACTTCTGATCTAAGTGATTCAGTTGAGGTAGGTGCAGGAGTTATCCAGGCTGTAATGACAGATGGTCAATATGGTTGGTTTCAAGTAACAGGAGCAGCTACATTGACTATCGCACTAACAGCAGGATCAGATGGAAGCAATCTAACACCAACTGGTTCAGCCGATGGTACATTAGATGTAGTTACGGCAGCCACAGATCATATTTGTGCGATTGCAGGTGATATTTCTGATAAAGAAATCATCTGTATGTTCCCATTATAAAAACTATCAAGGGCAGGGAAACTTGCCCTTTTTTACTAATCTGGAGGGATTATAAATGTCAGTAGAGCCACAATTTTATGAACGTGAGTTCAATGGTAAGATGCGTGATTTTGTCAGGATCACAATAAAGGGTATGAAAGATGTTTTTGAAGCACCTGTAAGACCACAAGATATATCACGTTTCCCAGACGAATGGGAAGCCTACAAGAAAACCAAAGGCATAAAGAAGCAGGTTGGTACAGCCCTAAAAGAATTACCTGCCATGTCAGAGCCTAGACGAATAGAATTAGAATTGATCGGTATTGAGTCTGTAGAAGATTTAGCCAAAGCCGATATAGAAAAACTGCGTACTATTGGTGAGCCGTATGTTGAATTACAACGTATTGCAGAACTAACTATGAACGCAAAGCCAAAAGCAAAGAAAATACATAAACCACTTAATCTAGGAATACCAGATGAGCCTACTAACGATATGTCAGAACGTAGCTGATTTCACAGGGTTTGAAAGAGAAACGACCATAATCGGCAACACTTCACCTACAGCAAGGCAGTTATTAGCTTTAGCCCAACGTGAAGGTAAGCAGCTTATGAGGGCTACGGCTTGGCCAATATTACTTAAAGAGCATACGTTTTCGACTGCATCTGGTACACAATCATATGCTTTGCCAACTGACTTTGACAGATTTGTTGGTGATACTGCCTTTAACAGAACTGATCTTGATAAGTTCACAGGGCCATTAACACCACAGCAATATCAACTTGATAGGCATGGAACGGCAAGTGCAGGTATTACACAAAGATTTAGGCTGAAATCTAGTTCTAATGCGTTGAAGTTTGACATTACTCCAACACCTACGGCAACTGAAACTGTAGGCTTTGAGTATGTTAGTTCTCATTGGAATCAGAAAACAGATGGTACATCACAGGCAACTTTTACTGTCGATACTGATACAGGCATATTAGATGAACTACTGATTGAAATGGGTGTTACCTGGCGATTTAAACAGATGCACGGCTTTGACTATGCAGAAGATTTTAGACAATATCAGTTAGAACTAAGACAAGCTGTATCACGTTCTGGTGGTTCACCTGTTATTAGCCTTGATGATGCAAGACGATTAAGGGTAAGCCCCTACAGCTATAACTTGCCTGACTCAGGTTATGGTACGATTTAAATGCTACAACCGATACAAACGGCAAACAGATACAGAGTAAAATCTGCATCTATACCTGCACCTGTTGGTGGTCTAAACTCAAGAGATAGTTTAGATGCTATGCCACCGACTGATGCACTTGTTATGAGTAATTTTTTTCCGACTGTGGAAAAGATAACAACTAGAGATGGTTTTTCTAGTTTTTGCACAGGTGTTGGTACAGGTAATGTTGAGACATTAGTTGAACATAATGCAGGGGCTAACAGACAGTTATTGGCTGTAGGATCAAATGGCACATTGTATCAGATTGATAGTGGTAGTGCTGTAAGTAAAAAGACAGGTCTATCAAATGGTAGATTTCAGACAACAGAATTTAACGGCTTAACCATTTTTGTTAATGGAGCAGATACACCTTTTAGTTGGAATGGCAGTACAGCATCAAACCTTAGTATAACTTTATCTGATAGTGCTAGTGCATCGACACTAAAAGGTGTAACCACATATAAAAACCGACTTTATTATTTTACAGGAGTTGACCAAAACTTCTATTATTCAGCTACAGTTGATACGTTTCAAGGTAATTTTACGAAGTTTCCTGTTGGTTTAGTCGGTACATTTGGTGGTAATTTAATACAGATAGGTGTTTTGACAGTCGATGGTGGTGAAGGTCAGGATGATCTTCTAACACTAATGATGAGTTCTGGTGAGGTGTTGGTTTATACTGGTACTGATCCAAGTGCATCTAGCTTTGCCTTAGTTGGTACATTTAGGATAGCAGAACCAGTAAATGAAGTAAGGGCTATGGCTAAATTAGGTGGTGATTTGATCGTTGCCACAAGAGAAGGTTATTTGCCATTATCACAGGTTTTTAGACAGGATTTAGTGGGTAACAGAGCCACAGCGATAAGTGAAAAGATTAGAGGTACAGTCATAAGCCAGGTTGCTGAAACTGGTACAAGCACAGGTTGGCAAATACACGTTTCTGCTGATGGATCAAAAGTTTATTTTAATTATCCTACAGGTGATTCAACAGATACTTTTAACCAACATATATTTAATCCTATTACTAGGGCTTGGTCTATATTTCAAAATATACCTGCTCATGTATGGGCTAATTTTAATGGTGATACTTACTTTGGCACAACAGATGGCAGGGTTTATAAGGTTGGTGGCAATGCTGATCTTACAACAGCGATTACGGCTGATATAAGTTTTGCCTATAATTACTTTGGTGACAGAGCATCATTAAAAAGGTTTACAAGTATTTCACCTATGCTTGAAGCATTAGGAGATATTAATTTTGACTTTGGTGTATCTGTAGATCAACAAGCACCGACAGGATTAAATTTATCGACAAGTGTTTTTGAGAGTGATTTAGCAACGTGGGATACAGCCGAGTTTGACATAGATTTTTGGGCTGACACAGTTGGAGCAGGAATAATACAAAAACGAAAAGTCGTAGGTAGATTAGGTAGATCAGCTTCTTTGAGAATAAAGGTAGCATCTGCAACACAAAAGATAAGTATTTTATCAAGTAACTTTCAATTTATACCAGGAGGGCCAGTATAGATGCCTTTTAGTAGTGGCACTTTTTCAAGGGTGCATGATTTTACAGATGACAGAGATAACGGCATAAGAATCCAAGCTAGTCGTATGGATGCCGAAATGGATGGTATAGCTACAGGCTTGTCTACTGCTTTGTTAAAAGATGGTACACAAACAGCTACAGCCACAATACCTTTTGCAGCAGGTATATCTATCATTGATAACCAAAAGATAACTCTTGGTACTAACTCTGACATAACTTTACAGTATGACGAAACCACAAATGATAGTTTAGAGATAGCTGCTAATGTTGAGGGTGCTGCACTTGGTATAGTGCTAAAATCAGATCAGGGTGATGATAATGCTGACCAACACAAACTTAGTATTGCTGATGGTGGTGTACTTACTCTAGGCAGTAAGATTAGTGGATCGTTTGTAGATTATCTAACGCATACGCCTAATTCTACTGTGGCAAGTAGTACATTAGCTGTAGCAGGTAATTTGACTGTTGGTGGTAACTTAACACTAGGATCAGGAGCAGTATTATCAGAAGCAGAATTAGAACAGTTAGATGGTATAACAGCAGGTACAGTTACAGCAAGTAAAGCAGTTGTTGTAGATGCTAACAAAGACATTGCAAGTTTTAGAAACATTACACTTACAGGTGAATTAGATGCAGGGTCATTAGATATAAGTGGTGATGCAGATATAGACGGCACATTAGAAGCAGATGCTATGACGTTAAATGGTTCTGCTATTACAACAGTTGCTACTCTATCAACTGGTATTTCAAACGGCAACTTACCTGTGTTTACAAGTGGTGTAGCCGATGATGACTTTTTGAGGGTAAATGGTACAGCTATTGAAGGCCGTAGTGCTAGTGAGGTATTAAGTGACATAGGTGGTCAAGCAGCACTTACTTTTGGCATATCAAATACCAACATTCCTATATTTACATCTGGTGTTGCAGATGATGATTTCCTAAGAGTAAACGGCACAAGTATTGAGGGTAGATCAGCAAGTGAGGTTTTATCAGATATAGGTGCATCTGCTGTTGCAGGAAGTTCAAGCATAGTTACAACTGGTGCATTAGATAGTGGTTCTATTACAAGTGGTTTTGGTAATATCAACAATGGTACTTCAACACTAACAACTGGTAACACAGACATAAATGGTACTGTGGCAATATCAGGTAATACTACATTAGAAGATGGTGCAGATTTAATTACAGCTTCAGCAGGAACATCCAATGTAAGAATAGGTGTCAATGCAGGTAACTCTATTGCAAGTGGTGGTAATTATAATACTGTAGTTGGAGATGAAGCAGGTACAGCACTTACTACTGGAGATAACAATGTAGCAGTTGGATTTGAAGCACTTAAAACAGAAGATGCTCATGGTGAGAATACAGCAGTCGGTGCTGGTGCATTAAAAACTCTTAATGCAGGAACAGATTCTAAAAATACAGCAATAGGCTACCGAGCAGGAACAGCTATGACCACAGGTAGATTCAATGTTCTTGTAGGAAAAGATGCAGGGTTGGCTATTACTGGAGGAGATTACAACATAGCAGTTGGTATAGAAGCCTTAAAAACAGATACAAATGGTCATACTGCTGTGGCTATTGGAACTAATGCTTTGTCTACACAAAACTTTACTAGTGAAACAGATAATTTCAACGTAGGAGTTGGCTATCTTGCAGGAGCTAGTGTAACAACAGGAGTTCAACTTACTTTAATTGGAGGACACGCAGGAGATGCTTTAACTGATGCTGACAGAAATGTGGCAGTTGGGTTTAATGCTCTTAGTACAGATACACAAGGCAGTAGGACTACTGCTATTGGCTATGAAGCATTAGGAACTCAAAACTTTACTTCAGCTACTAACACTTTTAATACAGCAGTTGGTGATGGAGCAGGGTCGGGAGTAACAACAGGAGACAAAAACACATTAATAGGTGCTAATGTTGGAGATGTTTTAACTACAGGTAACCAAAATGTTGCTGTGGGTTATAACGCATTAGGTGCAGGAACAACGTATGATGGTAACACAGCTATTGGCTATGAAGCATTATTGGTTGCTAACAACACAGATGGCCCTGATGGAAATAATGTAGCTGTTGGAGCTAGTGCAGGAAGTGCTGTTACTTCAGGAGTAAGAAATGTTTTAATTGGAGTATCTACAGGTGCTAGTTTACGAACTGGTAATGATAATATTCTTATTGGTAAAGGTGCTGATGTAAGTGCAAATGCTGCAGCAAATCAAATAACAATAGGTAATGATATTGATGCAGGTGGAAATAATAACTTTTCATTTGGTAAAGCTAGTAATATTGTAACAAATGATTTTGACTCTGATGCTAACTGGTCAAGAAGTTCTGATAAAAGAAAGAAAAGAGAGATATATGACCAAGAATTAGGTTTAGATTTTGTTAATGATTTAAGAACTGTAAATTTTCAATGGAAGCCAAGCAATGAGTTTCCTAAAGAATGGAATGATTATAGTGAAGAAAACAATATGGATACAGATGTTGTTATGCATGGTTTTATAGCTCAAGAAGTTAAAGAGGCTTTAGATAAACATTCTTCAGAACGAGATTCTAAATTTAGTGGATGGAAAGAAGGTGAAGATGGTATGCAACATACATCAAGAGAGATGTTTGTAATACCTTTGATTAAAGCAGTTCAAGAATTATCTGCACAGGTAGACACTCTTAAAAAAGAAATTAAGGAGCTAAAAGATGGCTGAAGAAGAAAAAAAGTGGAATAGAACAGATGAAAAAAAAGCAACAGACTATACAAATATGGGTAGCTCTGTAACTGTTATCAATAATCTGATTGCTGGAGATGCTAGTGTAATAGGTGATATGACTGAAGCTCGTAGAAAAGAAAAAGTAAAAAGAAACTATACATCATTAGAAGTTGTAAAGGCTTATGATGATTGGGGTTCAGAAGATATGACAGCAGTTACAAACGCAATAGCAGCAGGTAAAGCATTCACAGGGGCATAATATGACTAAAGATAATTCTAATATTATTAAAATTTACGACAAAGAATATGACCAAAGTAATTTTGATGCTAACCAAAATCTAATAGTATCACATATAAAGGTGTTACAACAAAGGGTCACTAATCTTAGGTTTGAGTTAGACCAGGCTAGTGTGGCTCAAGATGCGTTTATCAATAAATTACTTGCATCATTAGAAGAACCAAAAGAGGAAAAAGAAGTTGGCTAAACCTAGTGTCCAATCTGTAAAAGCTGAATTAGATACACTAGCAGCACTTAGCCAGGAAAGATTTATAGAATTACTTAATAGGGTCAAAAGATTAGAGAATGTGCTAATCGGCACAGCAGCGACAACGATTGCTCTACTTATAAGCATTATTCTTAAAACATAATTACATAAAAGAGAAATATAGATGGTTGTAGCAGAGATTCTGACAGGGATTGCTCTTGTTCAAAAATCTGTGGACTTTATCAAAACAAACATTGGAACAGTAAATGACATAAAAGATATAGCCAAACAGATTGATGGGTTCTTTGAGGGTGAATCTCAGATGAACAAAAAAAGTGGAAC